CAAACCCAATATTGAAATGAACCCGCGGGGCAATGTATCGTCATCTCTGTCCAATTTTTCTGAGGTTCCCGGAAAACGCTCCGCCACGATGGAGTTTGACGTGGAATTGAAGGGTTCCGGCACTGCCGGTACCGCCCCCGCCCTCGGCAAACTATTCAAAGCATGCGGATTCGGAGAGACCGTTGTCGCCATTACATCCGTCACCTACGCTCCGGCATCATCTTCCATCAGTTCCCTGACGCTCGCCCTTTATAACGACGGTGTCATCTTTAAGATGTGGGGCGCACGGGGAAATGTCAGCCTCAAACTGGATGCCGGGAAGCCTGCGATGCTGCATTTTGTTTTCACCGGAGCGGACTTCACCGTAACCGACGGTGTGATGCTGTCTTCAGGAATTGCCTATGAATCCACGAAGCCGCAGCCGTTTCTCTCTGCTACGTTCACCATTGATTCCTATGCCGCCCTTGTAAGCGCCCTGGAGTTCAATATGAATAACGAGGTCGCGCTCAGACCGGACGTAAACAGCGGCAGCGGCCACAAGAGCGCTATTATCACAGGCCGAAAGCCGTCGCTTTCCATCGATCCGGAGATGGTTACCGTCGCCACGTATGACTTTTTCGGCAAATGGAGAAGCGGCAACGAGGGGGCTCTGTCGGCGTTGGTCAGCGGATCGGCGGGTAATATCTGCACCATTACTGCCCCAAAAGTGCAGTATACCGGCGCGGATCTGGCAGATCATAGCGGGATCCGATCCCTGGGGATCCCATCGCAATTGAACCGCAACGCCGGAGATGATGAGCTGTCGATCGCGTTCACCTAATAAAAGGACCCAGAATACAGGAACCAGGTGTCAGGAAAGACCTGGAACCTTTGCAAAGGAGATGAAATGAAAATTCAAAAATACGAAATCGGTGACAAAATTTTCATACAGAAAGCGTTAGTGCTTGGGCAGTGGCGCCAGCTCATTGAACTAATGAAGCAGGTTGCCTTACCGGCGGATCTTAATCCGAGAAGTCTCATTGTCGCCATCGGCAGTCGGCTTTTTAGCGCCCTGGCCATTATTCTCACGGAAGAAGGCAAATCACCCAAAGACAAGGATCTTGAAGCGCTGGCGTCTGAAATAGAATTTGGAATCACCCCGGAAACCACATTGCGGGCGATAGGTGATTTTTTCGAATTGAACCCGATTCCTTTACTCTTGAAAGCGATCGGGGAAACGACAAATCAGCTCACTCGGAAGGTGACGGAAATTGGGTTGATGAATGCTGCTACCTTCTCTCAGGAGGAGACATTACAAAACGTGAATGGATCCTCTGGAACATCACGGCAAGAGAAGCCGGAGACTGGGCTAAACGCGTCCTGAAGCAGCGATATGAATGGCTGGAGATTCTGGGCAAGGTCTTCGGCAGGGAAACCGAAGCGGGTGATGGCAAACCCAAAAAATGTGCGGATGCCATGATCTGTTCCATGTGCCGGAAGCATTGCGAAAACAGAGTAACAATCCACTGACGGGAGAAATCATGCCTGATCAAAAAATACAACTCATCATCGAAGCCTTCGATAAATCCAAGGACGCTTTTGCCAATCTCGATAAGACGATCAAAGGCATTGAATCGCAAACCCGGACGACCTCCCAGGGCAGTTCTGGCTGGCTCGCCAAGATGAAAGAAGATTGGATTGGTCTTTCCGCCGCCGCCTATGCCGCATGGAGAGCTATCCAAACGTCGCTTGATTTAATCGAGCGCGGCGCCAAGGCCATGCAGGCCGAAGTCGCTTTCGATAGGACTGCTGAAAGCATGGGCGTCGATGCCTCAAAAATGCTGGATGCCATGAAAAAGGCTTCTGCCGGGACGATTGACGAATCTCACCTTATGCAGAAAGCCATTAAGGAGATGGCCCAGGACATAGACCCCAACAAGATCCCGGCGCTCTTTGATGCCGCCCGCGTTGGAGCGGTCAAATCGGGTGAGGATATAACCAATGTGGCCGATGCTATCGTTGATGCCGTGGCCAACAATATGCCCCGAGGGTTGAGACGTTTTGGCTTAGTGTCAAAGGATGAATTTAACCTTTTCAATAAGGCCGTTGCCTCCGGCGCTGAAAACTTAAATCTGTTAGACCTCGTGCTGGCTAAGGCAAAAATCCAGGCGGCGACGATGGGAGTCGAATCCGATAATGCTGCCATTGCTGTGCAGCGGTTTAAGGCCGAACTGGATGAACTCAAGGAAACCTTTGGTAAGGGGCTTATTACTGGATTGGAAAAAATAGTCGAAGCCATGAAGGGGATTGGAATTTGGGGATTGCTAGCATCCGCAGGGTACTGGAAGTTGATGGAAGCGCATGCGGCATTTATGGCGATGACTGCTAAGGATAATACAACCGTTACCTTCAAGGGCAAAACCTTCAAAACCGGTCCCGATAAAAAAGATTATCAGGATATGCAAAAGGAATATGCCAGAAACGCCCAAAGCGATTTAGATCATATAACTGATATTGTGAGCGGAAAAAGATCTTTGGCCGGGACCTCGCTGAAAAATTACAAAGCGAAAACCAAAGCCGAACTGGATGAAGATATGCGGTCGGCGGAAGAGGAATTAGCAAAAATCAAATCCGACTGGAGAAAAGAAGCATCACGATCACAATCTAGGGAATTGTCAAAACAAGAATTGGCGCAATTCACCGCAGATGAAGACGCCAAGCTCGTCATATTAAAAGAGCATAATAAGGAAAAGCTTACTGAAAACGAGACCCTTTTCAATCAGGGTGTCATCACGGAACAGCGATGGCTGGAAATTAAAAAAGAATTCGCTGCGCAGGACCTCGAAAACGAGAAAATAACCCTGGAAAACATCAAAAAAGAAACTTCAGATGCCTATGCCAAGATGGCCGGCACCTTTACCGCTACGCAGGGGGCAGAGCGCGCCGTGGTCGTCGCCGAAGGCATTGTTGCGCAGAAGAAAATTCAGGGAGAGATAGACCTCAAAAACGCTCAATTGCAAACCCTCATTACCCAGGGCGTGCTGGATCAGCTTAATTTAAGCAAGGAAGTGGCACAGGCAAAGCGTACCGGAGAATTAACCGTGCTGGAAGCCACTGTTAAGGCTGAAGCCGAGATCAACGCACTCCGAGTTCAACGCGGTGATATGACCCCGGAAGAAGCCGACTATAAAGAATACCAAGGACAAGTGGCGGTTCTGGAAAAGAAAAGAGAAAACCTCCAGTTCGATCTGCAGGCTGAGGTGAGCGATGCAAAAAAGGTCCAGATCCGGGCAGAGCTGTTGGCCATACAAAAGGAATTATCCAAGGCGGAAATTGAGGAAGACAAAGCCTACCGTGCGAGAATGATGAGCCAGCCGCTATCGGCTATGGAACTCGGATTTGAAGATATCCTGAAAGAATGGAGCAAAACAGGCGACCAGATGTACAACCTGGCCAGAGAGACCGCCCAGGCGATGCAACAAGCCTTCAGTGACTTTTTCTTCGATATCATGGATGGCAAGCTGAAATCACTCGCCGATTACGTCAATGCCTTTCTCAAGAGCATCGCCCGATCGATCGCCAACATCATGGCGCAGGAGGCCGCCGCCAGTATCATGAGTGGAGGAGGAAACATTTTAAGCACGATCTTCGGCTCCGCGCAGGGCAATATATTCGATAATGGGCGCCTCATTCCTCTCGCTCACGGCGGCATAGTCATTCGTCCCACCTTTTTCCCGATGGCAAATGGCATGGGCCTGATGGGCGAAGCCGGACCGGAAGCCATCATGCCGCTCAAGCGCCTTGCCAACGGCAACCTTGGCGTCCAGACAGACTCCGCCGCCCAGGCCGTAACCAATAACCTCAACGTCGAAATCAAGCTCGAAAACAAGTCCTCTCAGCAGCTCAGCGTCAGCCAGGGACCGACAAAATTCGAGTTTAACAAAATGATCATCACCGCCGTCATCGAGGATTATCAGCGAAACGGCATGACCAGAAGCATTTTGGGGAAAAAATAAATGCCGACCTTTCCGACTTTGACCTATTCCTGTTCGTTCCCGATCGGCGAAGAGCGCGAAGACGCGACGATCCGCCCCGGATTTGAATCCGGATATGAGCATACGCGGCCGCGGTTTACCAGATCCCGCAAGACGTTCTCGATCAAATATCAAAACATGATCGCCGCCGATAAGGCCACGCTGGAGACCTTTGTCGATACGGTCCGGGAAGGCGCAGACTCCTTCACCTGGACGCACCCGCAGACGGCCGTCGCATATACCGTGCGATTCAACCCGATCCCGAAATTCGAGTTGGTCAGCGTCAATCTCTGGAACTGCGAATTCGGGGTAAAAACAGTTTAACAAAATGTATTCCTGCGAAAGCAGGAATCCAGGGTTTAAATTTTGAAAACACTTCCCGCAAATCTCATCTTATCCAAAAACGCCCTGGCCTCAACGGATCCCTGGATCCTGCTCCTGGAAGTCACCATTCCGACGGATCCCGTTCAAACCCTGCGCATCGCCCGCAATACCGAAGACGTCACCTTCCAGGGGAACGTTTATACCGCCTTTTCTTTCGAAATCGACACGGTCACGGAATCATCAAAAGGCGAACTGCCCAGCGTCTCGATCCGGGTCTCCAATGTAAACCAGATGATGCAATCCTATATCGAGGAATACGATGGCCTGATCAGTCAGCCGGTGAAGCTCATCGTCGTCAATGCACAATATCTGACTGAGGATTACTCCGAGCTTGAATTGAATTTTGACATTACCGCTTGCCAGGCCACCGCCACATGGGTCACCTGGAAAATAGGCGCTCCGAACCCGCTGGCCCGCCGCTTTCCGCTTTATCGCTACATCGGCATGCATTGCAACTGGGTCGGTCATTTTAAGGGCGCCGAATGTAAATACGCCGGCACGGCTACCACCTGCGCCGGCACACTCGACGACTGCGAAGCAAAAGACAATCTGGCAAACTTCGGGGGCTATCCCGGACTCGCCCAGGGAGGAATCCGCGTTGTCTAATCGACTTGTCATTCCTGCGGACGCAGGAATCCATTACGAAGACCTCCTCGCCGTCCCCTGGAAACAAGGCGGGCGGNNGGCGTTCCCTGTCCGGTCTCGACTGCTACGGCCTTGTCAAGGAACTCTTCGCCCGCCTCGGGCGGAATTTGCCGGAAATAGATCCCACGCCGGAAGCCGTGGCCGATCTGGACGGCCTGATCATCCCCGCTTGCCTTGAGCTTGGAGAAAAGATCGACAACCCCGAGGCCTACTGCGTCGTCGTCTTCGCCATGCATCCGCCCTGGGTAAGTCACATGGGCGTCGTATTGCCCGAGAACAAATTCATCCACGCATTGCGCAGGCGCACCGTCCAGGTAAACCGCCTGAACGATCCCTACTGGCAGGGCAAGATTGCAGGATACTACAGGTACAGGGATGTCATTCCTGCTCCTCGATCTGTCATTCCTGCGAAAGCAGGAATCTAGGACATTTGATTGCATGAAAGAAATAAGCCTCGTCAAAATAAAGAATCCCTTTTCCCTGGATGGCCGGGAGACCGACGTTATCCCCTATCATGGAGAAACCCTGGCCGAGATCCGAAAGGCCCACGCTCCCGCCGATGTCGATACCATCGTCTCCATCAACGGGCATGTGGTGCCGAAAGAGCAGTGGCCGTTCACCCGGGCGATACCAGGCGATATGGTCGTCATGCGTCCGTCTGTCGGTGATGGTGATATCTTGCGCAGCCTGGCCTTCGTTGCCCTGATCGTCGTATCCACTATTGTTGCGCCGGAGTTGACGCCATTTTTAGCGACCGCGGAAATGACAGAATTAGCGGTGACGTGCGTGACATTCGCCATGATCGTCGCCGGCGGTATGCTCATCAACGCCATTCTCCCGCCATCCACTCCCACGGCTGGAAGCCTCTCCGACTTCGACACCTCGCAGTCTTATTCGTTTTCGCCCTCGACCATCCAGGCCCAGGGCACGGCCATTCCCCGGATCTACGGGACCATGAAGGCCTTCGGCAATGTCATCTCCACATATACGGAAAACATCGGAGACAAAACCTACCTGAACGTTTTGCTCGGCCTGGGATATGGCCCCTATCAGCGTCTTTACGACTACAAGATCAACGATCAGCCCGCTGAAAACTTCAACGGCGTCGAGATCCACACGCGCCTGGGGAAGCTCACGCAGTCCGTTATTCCAAATTTTGACGACACCAAGGTGGAATTTCCCCTTAGCGTGAAACTGGTCTGCGGAACACCCCATGTTTACATGACCGACGGAGACGCTTTCGACGGCCTGGAAGTCGATATCCTCTGTCCGAAGGGGCTGTTCTATAGCAATGACAACGGAGGGCTAGACTCGCATGAAGTACAGGTCGTGATCGAATATCGCAAGGTGGGAGATGCCGATTGGACAGCTCTTAGTTGGGCCGAATTATATCAGGACGTTCGATTTGAGGTCGGTTACTGGTCGCGCGGGACAACGCATTTTCTGCGGTGGTTCGGCAATGATATTAACACCTGGGATGAAAAGGAAATTGGCAGCTCTAATCCGACAGACCATTATGACGGTGAGCGGGGATCGGGCACCCCAACGGGAAGCACCTGGTGGCGATGGATTCCGGCAGACAGCAGCCTGCGGCTGACCGTGGCTGCAAACCAGCATATGATCATATCCGCCGCAAAGACCTCCGCCGTCAGGCGCACCGTCAAAATAGGCGATAACCTGGCCCACGGGCAATACGAGATCCGAGTGAGCAAGACCTCCGAAGACCAGACCTCGTCCCGCTATGGCGACGATGTCTATTTCTCGTCTGTCCGCGAAGTGAGCTACGCCGCCTATACGTATCCCCGGCAGACGCTCGTCGGCATCAAGGCCCTGGCCTCCGATCAGCTCTCCGGATCGCTCCGGTTTTCCTGCCTCTGCGAAGGGTCCTATATCCGCGCCTGGAACGGATCGACCTGGTCCATCGAATGGAGCAATAACCCTGCCTGGGTTTGCTACGATGTTTTCACGCAGCCCGTGTTCGACGACACCTTTAACACGGTCCTGCGCTATGACGGCATCGACCCCGCGCGCATCGACCATGAGGCGTTTAAGGTCTGGGCGGATTTTTGTGACGAGCTGGTCGATGACGGAGTTGGCGGCACGGAAAAGCGGTTTATCTTCAACGGCACCTTCGACGCCGAGATGACGCTCTGGGAAGCCGGCTTGAAAATCGCCTCGATGAGCCGTGCCATGCTCCTCTTCAGTGGCTACAAGATCACCGTGTACGTGGACAAGGCCGCATCCCCGGTGCAGCTCTTCACCTCCGGCAATATTATCCAGGATTCGTTTAAAGAGACCTGGCTGCCGGTCGAAGAGCGGGCGGGCGAAATCGAGATCAGCTACATCAATCAGGATAACGACTACGCCCGGGACACCCTGCCGGTCATTAATTCCGATCTGGATCATCCGTCGAACCGGGTGAGCATGCAGCTCATGGGCGCAAGCAAAGCGTCGCAGGTCTGGCGCTCCGGCCAGTTCCTGCTCCTGTGCAATAAATACCTGAAACGCACGATTGAATTCGAGGCCGACATCGATGCTATCGCCTGTACCCTCGGCGACGTCGTCAACTTCGCTCACTCCGTGCCGCAGTGGGGACTCGCCAGCGGCCGTATCGTCTATGCCGCCGATCCGATTGCCGGATTCACCTGCAACCTCTCCCTGGCGACCGGATACGTTTTTATCAGCAACCCATCGACCGACCTGTCGGGTTATATCGACAAATACCTGACCCTCAAGGATGGGGCCGGGAAAAAACTTATCTTGAGGCTGGATTCCGCAGGCACTGGGGAGACGTCAAGCGGAGAACTATTGCTGAACACAAGCTTTGAAAATACTGTGGGATTGACACCTATCAATTCCACACTGGCTTCGATATCAGGCGGGGACTCAGGAAATTGTTTGGAAGCGACGAAGGCGGCAGAGGTTTTTTATCAAGGTCACGCTCAAATGTCGATCCTGACAGTTGGCGGACTATATAACTGCTCAATCAAGGTGAAATCCGGATCATCGGGAAATGAGACAGCCAGAATAGACTTAAGCTCGTATGCGTCCATTTCTATCGTGACTTCGTCATCATGGCAGACGTTATCGGGGAAATTAACGGCTGGAGTGACTGGTTACTATGCTTATAAGATCGGTCTCACTGCCGGCACGATGCTTTTTGATACGGCAAGTTGCAAACAAATTCTTACCCCATCCGTCAGCGGCGCACATTGTACCATGATCACTGAGGAGTCCGGTTTCGACCGCTACGCGGCCTCCTACACCGCCTATTTCTCCCTGAGCACCGCCACCTACGATCAGGCCGTTACCCTCGATCAGGAAGTCACCCTGGCAGCCGGAAAGACCTACGTCATCATGCTCCGCCTGGACGACGATACGCTCGTCACTCGCACGATCCTGGATGGTCCCGGAACCTATACGGAGCTGCATCTCACCGCGCCCTGGGGCACGATCCCGACGCCGTATTGCCCCTTCGCCGTGGGCGAGAGCGGTTACGCGACAAAGCCCGTCCGGGTCCTCGATATCAGCCGCACCGGAGATCAGCGGGCCTCCATCAAGGCCATCGAATATAACGCGAGCATTTACGCCGTTGATACCGACACGCCGGTCATCCCGACTCCGAATTATTCCACTCTCGTCGTCATGCCGTCTGTCACGTCCCTGGACCTCAAAGAGCGCCTTTTAAAGCGCATCGATGGCACGATCGTCGTCATGCTCGACATCGCCTTCACCCCGCCCCTGTCCACATATTGGAGCTATGGCGAAATCTGGGCCAGCTACGGCGGAGGCTGGCAATATGTCGGGACCTCCTATAACGGACAATTCACCATCGAAAACGTCCCTGACCAGAAGACATGCCAGATTGCCGTCCTGAGCGTCAATAAAACGGGCGAACGGCAGCGACTCTCCGAGTCGCCGACAGCATCCCTCTACATCTACGGAAAAACCGCCCTTCCGGGAGACATTACGGAAATCTGGGCGGAAGCGGCCCAGGGCGGCCTGAAGCTCACCTGGACGCCGGTGACCGATCTGGATCTCTCTCACTATAAGATCCGATGGACGGCAGACCTGACGAGCGGGTCCTGGTCAAACTCCATCGACGTGGGCATCGCCAAGACATCGACCGTCACCATTCCCGCGGCCAGATCCGGCCGGTATTACGTCAAGGCCGTGGATACGACCGGCAATGAAAGTGAGACGGCCATATCCGTTGAGACGACGATCCCCGGCATCCTGGCCTGGAACGTCCAGGAAACCCAGGTTCAGGAGCCTGGCTGGACCGGGACAAAATCCGGGATGGTCGCCGTCGCGGGAGTATTGACGTTGGATGCCATAGGAGACTTTGACGATGTTTTAAACTTTGACGCCATTACGGACTTCGATGGCTATAGCGGCGGAATCGTCTCCTCCGGCACCTATGAGACCGCCTCGATCGATCTGGGCTCTGTCCAGACGTGCCGGTGTTCGATCGAATTGTCCTTCATCGCGGACACCCTGCTTGCCGATTTTGACGCGATCGAAGATTTTGACGCGATCACAAACCTGAACGGCGCGGACAATACGAACGCCGGGATTGTCCCGCAGATTGCCCTGTCCCAGAACGGCAGCACCTGGGGCGCATGGCAGAATTTCATTACCGGCGATTACACAGCACGGGCGTTTAAGGCGCGGCTGAGTTGTTTTTCACTGGATGGGCAGAGCTATGTCGATATTTACAACGCCTCGTTCATCGTCGATATGCCGGACCGGGAAGAATCGGCGGCTGACGTCACCTGTCCGGTGGGCGGATTATCGATCACCTTCAGCAAGGCCTTCATGGCCGTACCACGCATCGGCGTCACCGCTCAGGGACTCCAGACCGGAGATTATTACGAGCTAACGAGCAAAACAGTAAACGGATTCGGCATCATTTTCAAAAATTCCGCCGGCACCGGCGTCTCGCGTACAATGGATTGGGCCGCTAGAGGCTATTGATTTGTCATTCCTGCGAAAGCAGAAATCCAGAAGAGGGAGGTAACCCATGTCTCAACACGATTTTGATATCAGCACCGCCGACGCCAACAGCGGCGTGGCAGTACGTGCCGCCATCAACGCGGCCCTGCAGGCCCTGGCCAGCAATAACTCCGGCGCGACAGCGCCATCCACAACGTATGCCTACCAGATGTGGGCTGACACGACCACCGGCCTCCTGAAGATCCGCAACGCCGCGAACAGCGCCTGGATCACCGTCGGCACCCTGGCCTTGGCATATCTCGGCCTTGCCGCCCTCTCCGCATCGAATGAGTTCAACGCTACCCAGCACCTCGACGGAGATGCCCTGCTCTGGCGGTTTCGCGACACCGGAACCAGCGCCAAGGAATACGGGATCCGCTCCGACGGCGGGAACCTGGAGATCTGCGAGAATACAGGATCTGAGGGATCTCCGACTTGGACGGTCCGGGCTACCATCGGATCAACCGGCATCGTCGGAGAAGCCAAGATAACCCTGACGGCAGCCGGAGATCTGCTCTATGCCTCCGCCGCCAACGTCTTGGCCAGGCTGGCAAAAGGCACGGCATATCAGCATCTCGGCATGAATGCCGGTGCTACCGGGCCGGAGTGGCAGGCGTCCCTGCAAAGCCTCCTGACTGCCCAGGGCGACATCCCCTATGCCTCCGCCGCGAATACCCCGGCCAGGCTCGCAAAGGGCACAGCGCTTTGGGGACTCCGTATGAATGCCGGTGATACCGCTCCGGAGTGGGGCCTCGATCCGAAAGTGAATTGCAGGGCGTGGGTTAATTTCAATGGAACCGGCACCGTCGCGATCCGGGCACAGTTTAACGTATCGAGCATAACCGACAATGGTACGGGTGACTACACCGTTAATTTCACAAATGCGATGGCGGATGCGGATTACACTGTTGGAGGAGGAGTCCACTATTCGACGTCTGCAACGGATGGCGGAGTCGTTTTTGGGTGTAAAAGTCCGTTAGAGGCACCGCAATCAGTATCGTCGGTCAGAGTGCAAACAGGTTATTATGGATCGCTATATGATTGTAATATTGTAAGTGTCAGGATTTTTGGAAACTAAGAAAGGAGATGCCACATGAATCAGCGCATTATTTATTCACGGCCAGACGGAGGAGTTTCCATCGTTATCCCGACGGGGGAAATAGACATCGATGCCGTGATCGCAAAGGATGTGCCTGCAGGGGTAGAGCACGAAATTGTGGACGTGGAAAGCATCCCCGCAGATCGTGACTATCGCAACGCCTGGGAAATATCCGAAGGCAAGATCGGCGTCAATATGCCGAAGGCTATCGAGATCCAAAAGGATCGGCTCAGAATGGAACGAAAACCTCTATTGGAAGCGCTCGATGTGGAATACATGCAGGCGCTCGAAAAAGGAGATACCGCCGCCCAGGCAGCGATTGCCGCCCAAAAGCAGTCTTTGAGGGATGCCACGGATCACCCGCTCATAGCCGAGGCGACAACTCCGGAAGAACTGAAGGCCGTGACGCTGGATGCGATTGTCAACGCCCAGAAGGCGTAAATAAAACGCGGACAGTATCTCAGGGAGTACCACCTCCCCAAACCGAGCGCTAGCAACGCCCGACGGGATAACCCGCTACCATCCGCTCCCCTTAAAGAGAGAAGGTGTATAGCAGGGTTACTCCCACAATTCAATCTAAGGGAGGATATCCATGAAAAGCTTTCTCGCGTACATGGGCGGCAAATCGTTATTGGTCAACAAAATCGTCGAGCGAATACCAAAGCATTCATGTTACTGCGAGGTATTTGCGGGTGCTGCCTGGCTTTTATTTAAAAAGGAAGAATCGAATGTGGAGATCATCAACGACATCAATACAGACCTGGTTACCCTTTATAGGGTTATCCAACATCATCTCGATGAATTTATCCGATATTTGAGGTGGATATTGATCTCCAGGGATGAATTTGAGAGGTTCAGATCCGAAAACCCTGAAACTTTGACTGATATACAGAGAGCTGTCCGGTTCTATTACCTTCTAAAATCCGGCTATGCAAGCCGCATAAAAAATTCGTCATTTTCGGTCGCTACAACGAGCAAGCCGCGGCTAAATCTCTTGCGGATTGAGGAAGAACTATCAATGGTTCATCTACGTCTGGCCAGGGTTTACATAGAAAATAGGAGTTACGAGCGAGTGCTGGAGCAATATGACAAACCGGACACTTTGTTTTATGTTGATCCTCCATACTTCGGCTGTGAAGATTACTATGGTGACGGGATATTTCACCGCGATGACTTCATGAAGCTCAGAGACATTCTTGGTAGAGTAAAAGGTAAATTCATTCTCTCAATTAACGATACAAAAGAGATCCGGAATCTCTTTAAAAAATATTCCATCGAGAGTGTTGCTACATCCTATAGCGCAGGAGGTGCAAATAAAAAGAAAAAAGTCACTGAATTATTGATCATGAACTATGAGCTGGCAAGGAATTAAAGCGGCAAAATGATCATCTAAATAACGAACGGAAACCGGGCATTTGGTGAGATTTTAAAGACTTTCCCTGAGTGCGCCGGATTCGTGCGTCCGGTACATTCTCGCGTAATATTTTCTCTGTTTATCTGCAAAATTTCTCCAACTATCTGCAAAACAATAACAAGTAAGGTCTATGAATATAGGATTTTCAACGGCACAGTCAGACCGGCTCTTTTACGATATTATTCGTGGTACGTCTACGGCCGGCTCGATCTGGAAGCCATGAGGCAAGCTGCGAAGCTTCTGCCGGGGAAGCATGACTTTTCGTCCTTCTGTGCTTCCGGTCATGAATCAAAAGGTTTTATTCGCGAGATTTTCGAATGTAGTTTCGAAACCGACGGAAGGGATCTGATTGTTTTTTCAATTGAAGCCAGTGGTTTCTTGAAATACATGGTAAGGAATATTATTGGAACCCTCGTTGAAGTGGGCAAGGGGAAAAGGTCTCCGAAAGCATTTCAAGAGGTAATGGACGCGAAGGATCGGCGTAAAGCGGGTATCACGGCCCCTCCGTACGGTCTATATCTGATGGATGTAAAGTACTGATGAAGATTCTAATCCTTGGTCACAAAGGCATGCTGGGAAGCGATCTGTGTTCGAGATTTTCTCCGGATCACGAGGTTGTGGGAAAGGATATTGGCGATTTTGATATTGCA